CTCGGAGATGTCGAGGGGCAACTTGGCGAGGGCGAGGTCACCGATGACGATGAGGTTGCCGTGCGTGCCGTACTCCATGGAGGGAGCCTCCGGCCACTCGGGTGCCTCGTCCTTGCGGACGAACTCATACCCCTCGCGCATGCGTGTCATGACGTTGACGGGGTCGGGCTTGCCCTCAAGCATCACCCGGATCCAGCGGGTCCCGAAGCCCTCGCTGAGGAAACGCCGGGAGAGACTCTCCGGCACATCCAACTCGTTGGGCTCCTTCCACTCACGCTTTCGCGCGGTATCTTCCCGCGTACTACGCATCGTCATGTTACTTCCTCCCGCGCTTGACATCGATGTTGACGTATCCGTCACCCGCATCCTGGATCTTCTCCATGTAGCGGGCGGTGTCCTCCAGGGTGGCACCGAGGCGATTGGATGCCCTCACGGTGCCCTCATCGAGGCGGATACGCCTACTGGGAGTGCGCGACTGCCCAGCAACGACCGGCTTTCGGGGTTCCGGCTCACCCTTGGAGATCTTCGAGGCCATCCGGGGCATCTCTGCCATCAGGCGCTTCTCGACCTCCTCGTAGAACTCGGCGCTGGAGGGGTCATATCCCTCGGTCACCAAGTCGTCGGAGATGGCCACTGCCGCCGCCGTTGCCAGCCTGTCAGCGTTGGCACCCCGGCCAAACCACGGATTGGAATCCATCCACTCCTTGGTCGCGGGGGCAAGCTGCTGCGGGGCCTGCGGGGCCGGAGCCTGTGGCGCGGGGGCCGGATCCACCTTGTTGCTGCGCTCCCAGGCATCGAGGGCCTTGAATTCAAGGCGGGCCTCAATGAGGTCATTTTGCGCCGCGAGGATGGCGTCCCGATCTGCCGCGTCGTAGGCATCCTGGAACCGCTTCTCCGCCACCTTGATCTTGTCCTGCAAACTGTTGCGGTAGACCGTGTGGGCGGATGTCTCGGTTCCCTTGGCCTTCTCCAGGGCTTCTGCTGCTTCCTTGGCCTTGACCTCGGCGGCAACTTCAGCCCTGCTAGCCCTCTCTTCAGCGTCCTTGACACGAGCGAGGAGTTGCTTTATCCGCTTCTCCGCACGATGTCCGACTTTCTCTTCCTCCGGGGCATTTTCGACGGGGGTCGCGTCGGCCTTCGGAGTTTCGGTGGGGGCTACATCCACCTCGACCCAGTCTTCTTTGTTTTCCACAGTTGCGATCCTGCGTTACGCATTCCCAAGATACTTGAAACGAAGTGGGTTGTCAATACCCTACTCGTTTATACGGGCGGGATCCTGGATTACCGCCAGTACTTCATCGTCGTTGAGCAACAGGAATTTTACGCCACCATAGGAGAACTTTGCTCCAGAGTAGCGCGGGTAGAGAATGTAGTCCCCCACCTTGCACCAAGGCTCGTCGCCCATATCGCCGCGAGAGTAGGCCATGGGGCCCACCGCCTTCACCTGCCCGACGCTGCGAATGAGATCCATCGTCTCGATGGTGGCATCCGGGATGATGATGCCCCCCTTCGTCTTGGGGGCATTGGGGATGGGGCGCACCAGGATTCGCCAGCCCCTCACCGTAGGGAGGTCGGCGGGATCCGGGATAGTAGGGTCGGTCCACCAAGTGGTGTTACCCGCGCTCTTCGCTGTCGGCATCTGCATCGACTATTTCCTCCAGTAGTTGGATCGCCGCCAACATACCAGAGGAGTAGCCTACGTGCCACTGATAACTTTCAAAGGAGTCGGCCCGCCCCTCTATTAGGTCCAGGGCGAGCCGTTTCCTTTTCTCTTCGACTGCTCGACGGAAGTGATTTAGCACTTGCCGCCCTTCATGTAGCCACCCTTGGCCATCTTCGGCATCATGCCCTTGGGCATCATACCCTTGGCGGGCATCTTCGCCATGCCGCCCTTCTTGTAGGTGCCCATGTCGTCACCCCGGAGGGTAGCGCGCTTGGCACGGGCGGAGAACTTCTCGGAGGGCGGCGCGGCGGGATTCCCCATCTTGCCACCCTTCATCATCGGCTTCTTCATCATTGTTGGCTCCTCAGTAGTATTTGGCGGGACGGGTGCCCCGCTTCTCACAACCGCCGCCCTTCACGCTACCGCCCTTGGCGTAGCGAGGGCCTCGGGTGATGGTGGCGGCGTCGGGGTTGTTCTTGTCGCTGCGCGGCGGCGGAGCCTTGGCGCGAGCGGCTGCACGGTCCTTGGCCTCCTGCGCACGACGCGCGACCCCGGCGGCAACATCCTTGTCCAGTTGCTCCAGGAACTGGGTCTGGCGATCCGGCTCAGGGGACTTCCGCCCAAGATCCGGCATGCCGCGAAGCTCATCATCGTTCCCCGTGGGAGCGCTGCGAAAAGGCACCGAACTACGATTGCGTTCCACTTTACCACCCTCCTGGTAGGCGGGACCCTTTGCCCGCATGGCCGACGACAGGAAACCACTACGGTCATCCGCCCGGTTGAACTCCTTAGCGACCTTGCCGGGGACGCCAACGCGCTTGGCAAAAACGGGGTCGTGGGCCGCCGCCGCCATCATGCGGGCCTGGCCAAAAGACTTACTGGGCACCGGTTTTCCTCCCGATTGCGGAGACGGCCTGAGTGGCAGCACGGCGCACACCCTCCGTATCCTTCTGCTTGATCTTGAGCCCCTCGACATAGCCCTTCTGGTCCTGGGCCTGCTGGCGCAGGTCGAGTTCGCGGTTGCGCACCGCAAGCTGGGCCGCGTGGTTGAGCATCTTGTCCTCGTGCTCCTTGGCACGAAGCTGAAGCTCAGTCATGCCCAACTGCAGCGTGGGATCCTGGGGCTGCTGCTGCGCCATGGCCTGCTGGATATGCATGGTGGCAACCTGCTGGGCGGCCATGGCCTGGGCCTGGTCCCCGGGGACACCCTGGGCCATCGCAGCCTCGGCATACTGCATGAGCATATGCTCGCGGATGTTGGCCTGGAGGAGCGGGGCCACCTGGGCAAACACGGGGGAAGCCCCGCCCATGGGATCCTGGAGGAAGGCCATCTTGGCCATGATGTGCGCCTGGTGGTCCTGGCCCGGGAAGGCAGCGATGGGCATCCCCTTCGAGAGCACCATGATGTCCTCAAGGGGACCGAGGGGCTGGGGCTGCTGCTGCGGCGGCAGGATCTTGTCGACGTTCTCGACTTCCATCGCAGTGTAGACGCGCTTGTAGATTTCGCGCATGTCGTGCATCTGCGGGTTCTGCGACGCCACCTGCAGGAGGGTGGTAGCCCGCGTGAGGCGGTGGGCATTCGACGGGGTGTTGGGATCCGACGAGGGGATGATGTCGACCTGCGCCGCTATGTCAGCAAGGAAAATTTGGCGCGGGGCCCCCTGGATATCGTAGGGGTAGGTGTTGAGGTAATCGCGGTCGATGCGCCGGAGGATCTTGAACTCTTGCTTTTGGGCGGCGTGGATGCGCTTGTGCGTGGCACTAAAGAATTTGGTGCTGGCTTCCAGGAGTGCCAGCGTGGTGCCCACGGGGCCGTAATTGGTAGAATCCGCAATGACCTGCTCCGTCGTGTCGGCAAACTTCTGGCCGGCCCCCACCATCTTGTCGTGGAGGGCGAGGAGGGTCTGCGACGGCTCCTTGTAGGGGAGGGGGTAGATGGCCTTGGAGATATCCTGGAGGGTGGCATCCACGTCACGCCACTCGCCGGGGGCGATGGGATCGTTGGCACCCACGACGCGCATGCTCTTGAGCTTGAAGCCGCCCTGCAGGTTGGCGAACATGCCCGCGTCCACCAGCGCCCGCATGGTGAGGGTGGCCGTCTTGGCGAGGGAGCCGATGAGGTGGATGAGGCCCAGCCCGTAGAAGCCCATGGTGGGCACGTAGCGATAGTGGACGAACCACTCCAGCTTGCGCTTCTGGGGGTCGTTGGGATCCCAGTTACGGCGGATGGAGAGGACGCGCCGGGTGCCCGAATCCACCGTGACGACATACGGGAGGTTGGCGTCATCCTCCAGCTTGAAGTAGCCGTGGTACTCGTAGAGGACGTGGGCCCTATAATTGGTGGGCTGTGCCACGCCCTGAAGCTCATCCACCTTGGCGGCAATGGCATTCTGGTCGATGAGGCCGGGGGCCCCCAGGGGAACGTCGCGGTAGAGGCCCGAAGCCATATCGGCCTTGAGGTCCTCGTCGCCCCTATAGATGATGTGGGTGTAGCGATCAGCCCTCCGGAGGTCGGGGGCATTGTAGCTCACGACGAACTGGTCGACGGGGACATACTCAGCGATGGGCCGCCCGATGCCGTTGTCGAAATAGAGCTTGCGGAAGCAGGAGCCCACGAGGGGAAGGGCAAAGAGGAGCCGCTCCGTCTCGTCGAAATACTCCACCATCTCCTCAAGAATCTGGTAGTTGAGGAACTCCTTGAGGCGCGCGGCAGCAGCTTCCTTCTCGGGGGTGGAGTTGCCCCAGATGCGAGTGCGGACGGGGCCGGCAGCCGGGAAGAGTTCCTGGACGGCCTTGCTCTGGAACTTCACCACGTTTACCAAAAGGAGG